ATTTTAGATAATGCTGCTGGAAATAAAAAAACAAATTCTGTCATGGAATTTTTCAATAATCGATATTTGGTATCATATATTAGTAGTTTTTTGTAGTGATGTTTTTACGTTTAATATTTAGGAATTTTTTATTTTGATAATATAAAATGGATAATCGGGACGAAAAAATNACAGCTTTAGAGGCTGAAATTGAAAGACTAAAAACAAAATTAGAAAAATATACAAATAATGAAAGACATCGTAAATATTATGANAAAAANAAGGAGCGTGTNAAAGAAAATGCAAAACAATATTTGAATCGTCTTAAAGAGGAGAACCCTGATAAACTAAAAGAATATAGACATCGTGCATATATGAAACGGAAAGAGAAGATCAATGATACTGATAAAGTATAATTCGGTAAAAATAATTTTTTGAAACGGAATACAGTGATGATAAAATTCATTTAGATCCAAACAATAATGAATTGAGAAAATATGTAGAGACAAAACTTATAGATTTATGTAAATCTTGGTCTTCATGATTTTTTTGTTTTTGAGCGTTTCGATTTGTTGGATCGTTTTGAGCGGTTTGACCGTTTGTTTTTTTTGGTTTTTCCTCCTTTTGGTATTGGCTTATATTTATTCAAAATACTAGTTAATTTATTATTATCAACTTTTGCTGGGTCAAATAAAAGTGTATTAATTTGTTCTAAATCACTTATCAATTTTTGATTTGTTTTTTCTTTATCATCTTTAAATAGTGGAGTACTTATTCTATTGTCAATTTTACTTTTTAAATCATTAATTTGGTGAGTTATAAATTTCTTGTTTTCAGTTATTGCTTTTTTTCCTAGTAAGAAAGATACTAATTCTGCAAATTTCATAATATAAGGAAATGCTTTATTTTCATTAATTTTTTTATTATATTCTTCTAACTTTTTAGATATTATAACATTATCTGAATTATTATTATTATTATTAGCAGTTGGTTCTATTGTAGCATCATTGGCGACCTCAGTTGTTGGAATATTATTAGTAACAACATCTGGAGGTACATAATTTTTACAATCAATTTTTGCACTTTCAAATGATATCCTAGCTGGTTTATAATCTTCATTAGTACATAATACTTGTTTTATACATTCTTTTGATGGTGTTTTTGCAATTGTATCTGCAATATTTTTTATAGTTTGAAATTTTTGTGAAAGAATACCTTCAGTAGTATATTTTTTTATTGTATCTTTTAATTTTTCTAATTCACTTCTAATATTTGGGTCACATGTTTCATTCATTATTATTTATAAACTATAAAACTATAAATAATAATTAGATATTATCTAAACCTAAACCGTCGGACAAAACTCCCAATCTAAATCATTACATACTTTTTTCCATATCATATCTTGTTCTAATTGTTTCTCACGATCTTTCATCATAGGAATATACGGTAAATACTGTGTCTGGTCCAACAAAACACATAATTGATACAACGTATAAGTATAATTGAAAAAATTAGTACGATTTGCTGGACAATGCACTGCCCATGGTTTTTGTATCTCAATAAATAGCACACATAATGTCTCATGTAGCTCTTCATTCATGATTGGTGGTTTTATTCCAAAAAGCGAATTAATATATTGAATATGTTCAAAGTATTTATTTAGACCCAGCTTACGCAAAATATCACGCATTTTGTCATAATTTATCAAGGACATATCTTGAATACGTTCTTTTTTGATTCGTGATTTAATTGCTTCAATAACTTCCTCGGGAATTTGTGTCGTCTCTTTAGCTTGAAATTGTGACAAAATCTCTTTGAAATGGTTAAGACGAATATATGCAGTATAGGAAACTTCATTGGGTGGCTCTTTGTTGGTGGGCTTTGAACTATCAATAATATAAGTAATAAATTTACCACAACCTGGATTATTACATATCATGATACCTTCTTCGTCTTGTGGTATAAGTTCTCCCTTATAACATATTTCACATACATCACTAGCAATTATAAAATCTTGTATGTTTGTAATTTCATTATTTACATTGCGCCAATAATTTTGATAGGTTTTTTTAGATTGTGAATATTTATCTGAATTTAGATTCGACGCATCATTTGAGTTTGCTTTTATTTTAAAAAATGAATTAAGAATGTTTATATTTTGGTTATTATCACCTGATGATATTTTCTTTTTTTCTTCGAAATAATCAAAGATATATTTTGAATTGTCTAATAAATAATGTTTTTTTTGATATTTAAGTTCCTTGATTTCTCTTTGAATAGCTATAATCTTGTCTTTTATATCCATATATAAATCGATTTCATTTTCTTTCAATTTAGGAATTTGTTGTTTTAATTGATCTTTTTTTTTGATTAAATCTGGGATTTTAATAGTTTCAATTTCATGAAAAGTATTCAACATTTCAGTATGTTTTTCATCAATTGTATTTACTTGTTTTTTTACTGATGACTTTTCATTCATTTTATATTATTTAATGGTGTTTTTTTATATGTTTTATTACGTGTTTTATTTTGTAGATATATTATAAATGGTAGAAGTAAATTTTAAAAAAAAAGAAGATTTTACATTTATGATGTTAAATTTATTTGTACATGATTTTCTTCATGATTTTAATGCATCTAAATTTGCTAGTCGTTTAAGTAAAATTAGTTCATATATAGATAAAATAAGAAATGAAATTAAGTCGCGAACTGGAAAATTAAATGCGGATGAAGTAATTGCTGAAGAAAAGACTCAAGATAATTCCAAATCAAATAAAAGATTAAATAAACAATCAAAGAAAGAAAAAAAAATATCTGATGCAAAAATATCTGATGCAAAAATATCTGATGCAAAAATATCTGATGAATCTGATGCAAAAATATCTGATGCAAAAATATCTGATGCAAAAATATCTGATGCAAAAATATCTGATGCAAAAATATCTGATGCAAAAATATCTGATGAATCTGATGCAAAAAACACTGATATAATTGATCAAACCATATCTTATGAAGATTACACAATTGATGAGAATATATTAAAAGAATATGAGTGTTTTGATAAAAATGAAACAGGAACTAATTTGAATTATTTAATATCAAATATTGATGGAATTGTACAAGATGATAATATTAATAAAATAAATGAGGTTTTGAATTATAAAGGTTGTATAACACGATCAAAAGCAAAAACAATGCAAATGGCTAAAAATTTTGTAGATGAAACAAAATTATACGTTTTAGGATTATTCAATTTTAATAAAATAGAAGAAGATTTGAAATATTTTGGTGGTAGAATAAAATTATTTGATCCTTTAAAATACAATAAACATACAAAAAAACATGGTAATAAAAAAAAACATCGTCGTACAAAAAAGATAACTAATAAAAAAAATTCAAAAAAAATATCAACTAAGTTTTTTATACAACCAAATGAAATCAATGTAAAAAATAATATTGAAATTAACCAAATAAATATAAATTACAATTTCTATATGTTAAGAAATTTCGTTAACAATGGCTTTGAAAGTGCAATGTATTATTCAAAAGATTATAAAGATTTAAGCGATTATTTTCAATTTTTTGGAAAATTATATATTTATTATGAAAATAAAAATATGAATCCATTAGATACATTCAATTTGACAATGATTGAAGATATTTTAGTTTTGTATTTATTAGATAAAGAAAAATTAATTTTAAATGATAAACACTTGTATAATATATTAGATAAATATAATGAATTGATTCAAAATAAAAAATTAAAAGAAACTTTTACTGATAATTTTTATGGTGAAAAAACTACAGATAATCAAAATAAAAATGAAATATTTTTAGGTGGTACAAAAGAACCACAAGAAATGATAAATGATGCTTTACAAATGATAGGAGAAATAGATGAAAAATTTCCATTTTTTGTTGGTCCTGAAAATAATTTTTTTGATAATTATGATAAATCAGAACTAGAAAATTTTTCTATTGAAACAATAGATTATGCAAAAAAAATACAAGAAGAAAATCTAGATATAATAAAAAAAACAAAATTAAATTCATTTATTGAAACTATAAATAAATCGAAAACATTTCATTTAAATTCAAGACAACGATCGCTTGAAACAACTAAAAATGCATTTATAGATTCAATGAATAAATTAATAATATATATACGTCAAACATTTGTTGATATAAAAAATGATTTAATTACGTCAATGGAGAAAGATAATGATAATAATAAAGAAAAAAAACTTACAGCAACGCAGAGTTCTGATGTACAGAGAATATCTATATCAGTTGCTAGAGGTGGACTAGAATATATTTTATCACAAGACTACAAAAAAAATTATAACAACTCAAAAGAACCAAAAAATATGTTAGATTATGAATATGATATAATAGAAAATATAGCTGAACATGAAAGAGGTTTTACTAATCTAGATACGAAAATACGAGCAAATTTTCATGATTATTCTAAAAATACTGGTCATGCTATTGATAGTAATGAAAAATTTAAAACACAAATTGAAAATATTTTAAAAAAATTAGGAAAAGATAATAGAACTAGTGTAATTAACAATGCAGCAACTAGTACATTAAGAGCTATTTTTGGAGATAAATTTGACAAAGAAGTAATTTGTCCTACAAGTTCATATGTAGATGCGATGGGAAGCATGGGAAGTTGTTCTGGAGATGAATTTAAAAATCATAAACAAGAATTTTTTAATATGGATTTTTTAATTACGAATAAAGAGGATGAAAATGAATTTTATCAAGGAAATACATTAATTGTAAATAAAGAAGGAAAGAAAGAAGTGAAAATTACTTATAGTGCATTATGTAATGAATTTGTGTTACCTTATGTAGAATTAATTATTGATATGTCAACAACAAAAGTAGTTACACTTTCTGCAAATAATACTTTTAAAAGTGTTATAAATCGAATTTTAACTATTTGGAATAATCAATTAGGTAAAGGATTAATCGATAATGAAAAAATATTGTGGGACATATTAATAAATAAAAGAATATATGTTGATTTAATATCAACTGGTTCATTGAAAGGAATAGGTGATTTTTATCAAGAAATAAACAGTACTCTTGAAAAAGGAGGATATAATGATAATAAAATACCTAAAAATTATTTTTATAATCATTTAAGAATAGGAGCAAATGGAGATCAACCATCTGGAATAAGAGCTGGGTTTTTATTATTAAATGCTAATACTGGTATACATGAAAATGCAATAGCAGGTTATTTAGCAGATAGCAATACTATTATGATTTCAAGAGAACGAATTATTAAGGGTGGTAGTAGAAAAAAAATATCAAAAAAATCAAATCGTAAAACTCTCAAAAAGTCAATATAAATGAAATATATAACATAAATGAACAAAGAAACATTATTTAATCAATTTCCATCTAATATACAAATAAATAAAAAAACTTTTCAAAGAATGATTTTTATTCAAAATGCCCTTGATCAAGGATGGACAATCAAAAAAACAGATGATTCTTATATTTTTACAAAAAAACACGAAAATCGTCCTGAAATTTTCCAAGAAAATTATTTAGAAACATTTTTGATTTCTAATTTTTCTAAAAACATTTTAGATAATAAAAATGCATAGATACTAATAATCTCAGCATATATTAATATTAGTATCAATATATGTCTATACCAAAAGTAATAGGTGAAGGTTCTTATGGTTGTGTTCATAAACCAAGTTTAACATGTAAAAATAAACCAAAATTATCATACAAAAATAAAGTATCAAAGGTATTACGTAAAAAGTCAGCTAGTGATGAAATCAAAGAATATAAAAATGTAAATAAAGTAGACAAAAATAAAGATTTTTATCTAGGGAAACCATTGTCATGTAATATTGCAAATACACCTGAAAATCTTGATTCTATTGAAAAATGTAAAATAGGAAAAGAAGTATTGAAAAATTTGGAAAAACATAAATTAATCATAATGGGAGATGGTGGTATCAATATTGAAGAATATGTAAAAAAAATTAAAATATTGACTCCAACATTAGCAGTAAGAAATGAAACCGAATTGTTTTTACTGGAATCAATGCGTTTATTTACAGGTCTAATAAAATTCAAAGAAAATGGTTTGGTACATCATGATTTAAAACCGCAAAATATTGTCTATAATGAAAAAACAAATCGTTTGAATTTCATTGATTTTGGTCTAATGACTTCAAAAGAAAAACTAATAGAAGAATCAAACAAAAGCACAAACGATATGAGTATTTTTCATTGGTCATTTCCTTGGGAAATTGAATATGTAAATAAAACAAATTTTACAGATTTAAAATCAAAAAGTATAAGTTATCGTAAAGTTTTGTATAATAGTTTAATAGAAGATTTTGTAAATCATTTGAAAATAGACAAAATCGAGAGTATGCATTCATATTTTTACTATGTATTGAATTCGACAATCGATCGGTCTGAATATAGAAAAGATAGGGCAGTTTTTTTGAATGATTATAAAAAATTTATATTAGATAATGTTGAAACGTATCAATATAATGATTTTTTAGAAAAATCGATTGATACGATAGATAGTTATGGATTGGGATTTACTATGATGCATTGGCTTGTTTATACACAAAAGTTTTTAGATAACCAACTTGCTGAAAAATTATTTATGTTATTTTATCAAATGATTACACCAAATTTGATAGGACGTCTAAGAATAGAAGAATCTAGGAGTCAATTAGAACAAATTATATTAGATAGTGGTTTATTAGAAAAACATAAGAAAGAAATTCATGAAAATATAATAAAAGACCGTACTAAAAAGCATGAATCAAAAATAAATAAATTATTGAATAATACTGAACCGGAATTCATTATGAATAGAGATTTAATAATGACAACTCCTGGTAAAAAAGTCATTCAAACATTAAAATCCTGTCCATATGGAAAAGAGAGAAACCCGAAAACGCGTAGATGTAACAAAAAATGTAAACCTGGATATATAAGAAACTTGGATTTCAAATGTGTTAAAGAATAATAGTGGAAAAATTCAAACAATTATTCGACCAATAAAAAATTGAATTCTATAAATAGTTTTTATAAAATTCAATAAAAAATCAAAAATGTCATTATTTATTTCAGCAGTCTCTTCGTTAATCGTAAGTGGAAGTGCTTTGACTAATTCACCCAAACCATGGGCAGTTGCAGACTTTCAACGTTATAGGCCATATATAACAAATTTTGTAGACTCTAACATAGTACCATTAATCGAATCTAGAGACTATGAAGTCAGACGAATATTGATCCATGGTGAAGTCAAATCTGGTAAACGAGAAATAGTTGAATATATTGCTCGTAGAGATCATGGGTCTGAAATACGAGAACATATTTTTATATCTGCTTTCCATAGAAAAGCAGATGAAAACCAACGTCGTGAATTAGAACAACATAATCTGAAAGTATTTTCAATAATATCAGTGGAAGTGGCAAAAGAAGCTTTAAGATATATAAACGAAAGGGTTTCACAAGGTAAAAAATTAATATTACACGCGGATGAGTGTGATTATGGAACAGGATCGAGACAAAGTTTGAAATTTATTTATAGTAGAATAAAAGAAAATATAAATATTTTTACAATTTTGTACAGTGCAACTCCTGAAGAAGTATTATTTTCACAAGACATAACCCAAAGTGAAGAAGATGAAAACTTTATTGGCGGTATTTATGAACAAGGTATTCAATTATATTATATTCCACCTGAAACATATTGTGGTGCTAAAAAATTCTTAGATGAACATTTGGTAGAAAATGCTATACCGTTTTTCAAAAAAGAAGATGGTACTTATATTTTATCGACACAAGGTAAAAAAATTATTGCAGATGCAAAAGAAAATCTTAGAAATTCAAACATGCAAAAAGCTGAAGCTGCATATTTATATAACAAATACATAAATGAAAAAAATATAGCTGAAGCCGAAAAATATTCAATAACAAAAGAAAAAAAAATAAGAAACGTTATTGTTTTAAGATTGACTTATAAAACATATAGAAGTTCACAAAGAACTTCACAAAGAAGTAATAATCGATCGATCGAAGAATTCTTGAATAATTCACATTTGTTTCCAGAATTGGCTGATGTTAATATTATAGCTGATAAATCCGATTTATCCAAATATACAAATAATAATCATAACATTTCATGTGAAACTGTAAATTGGAGTAATAGAAGCTATTGGGATAATAAACAAAGCGATAAATTGATTGTGATTGTTCATGAACAAACAAGTACAAGATCCACTGAATGGGAATTTCATGATCGCGTCTTTGCAACCCATGATTATAGACCAACTGTTAGTTATGGTACTATTGCTCAAGCACAATTACGTGTTGCGCATTATTCAAGTAAATATGGCGAATTTCAATCAATTCGTGTTTATGGCCATTTGAAGACATTTCAATTAGCGGCAAAAGAAATTACATTCAGTGAATATTTGAATGATGATTGGCAAAAAAAACAAGTAATACGTGATCATTGGATGGTAGATGATAGCGTAAAATATAAACATAATAATGTTTGGGTAGATGCTTTAATTACTGCGTATAACGAAGATGATACATATAATTTGTCATTTATACAAAACGATTTATTAATAACGAAAACAAATATTAGAAAAAGTAATATAAAAAAAGATAGTGAAAACAAAAAATTCAATATTATAAATACAAAAACAGGTGAAATACATCCTGAATATAGTGAAGAGTATAATGATTCTACTGCGGATAAAATATTAGATGATTTGGGATGTAATATAAAAACGGATTTATCATCACGAGTGAAAGGAAAAGCGAAAATCGTATTGAAAGTAAAGGCATTGTTTATAAAATGTAATGAAAATAATATTGAAATAGAAATACAAAGACATATAAAAAATAATATGAATTTACCACAAACGGTTCGCGAACATAATTTTATAACATCGTCCTTATTCAATAATTATATAGATTGCGAAGATGGAGAAAGAAGATGCACGGGTACTCTTAGAGCTAAGAGAAAAATATATACATACGAAGATATGAAAAAAGAAAGATGGGGTTTTAGTTTATTTGACACAGGTCCTAGATTGACTGTTTGTTATAATGGTAACGTTTTGGGAGTATGTTTGAGATATACAAACGGTGATAGAGAAGAAGTAACTACTTTATCATCTTATAAAAGTATGTATCAACCTCTATAATTCTATGTAAAATTATTTAAATTTGGTCAGGATCAATAATATTTAGTAAAAACTATTTCTAGTGATATTGTGTATAATAGTAAAATAATATTTTTTACTATTATTAAAATAATTATTAATTTAGGTATTTATTCCAAATTATTTTCTTTGTATAGTCTATAAATATCATAAGATATGGCTGGAGGTCTAATGCAATTAGTCGCCTATGGCGCACAAGATGTCTTCCTTACTGGAACCCCTGAAATCACTTTCTGGAAGGTGTCATACAGACGCCATACTAACTTTGCTATGGAATCAATTGAGCAAACTTTCTCAGGCCAAGCCGACTTCGGTCGTCGTGTTACCTGCACCATCTCACGTAATGGTGATCTTGCATACAGAACCTATTTACAATTAACTCTTCCTGAAATCAACCAATCAATGAAGGGCAATACTGGTAACGTCTATGCTCGTTGGTTAAACTACATTGGTGAACAAATCATCGCTCAAGTTGAAGTTGAGATTGGTGGTCAAAGAATTGACCGTCAATACGGTGACTGGATGCACATCTGGAATCAACTTACCATGTCTGCTGAACAACAACGTGGATATTTCAAGATGATTGGTAACACCACTCAATTAACCTACATGATTGATCCTGATTTTGCCAACGTCTCAGGCCCATGTGCTGCTTCAGGTGGACCATCCCAAGTTTGTGCTCCAAGAAATGCTCTTCCAGAAACCACCCTTTACATTCCTCTTTTATTCTGGTTTTGCAGAAACCCTGGACTTGCCCTTCCTTTAATCGCTCTTCAATACCACGAAGTCAAGATCAACATTGATTTCCGTCCTATTGGTGAATGTCTATGGGCTGTTGGAAGTCTAGCTGCCACCTCTGGTACTCAATCCGTCTCCCAAGCATACCAACAATCCCTTGTTGCTGCTTCCCTTTACGTTGACTATATCTTCCTTGATACTGATGAGCGTAGAAAGATGGCACAAAATCCTCATGAATATCTTATTGAACAACTTCAATTCACTGGTGACGAATCAGTCGGTTCATCATCAAACAAGATCAAGCTTAACTTCAACCACCCTTGCAAGGAGCTTATCTGGGTTGTCCAACCTGATGCCAACGTTGATTACTGCTCATCATTAGATGCTGCTGGTACTCTATTCAGAACCCTTGGTGCTCAACCATTCAACTACACTGATGCAATCGATGCTCTTCCTCCATCCATTGCTGCTTTCGCTGGTCCAGGTGAAGCCGCTAGTGGTGCTTTCATTACCACCTCTGGTCTTTTCGATCTTCCAGGTGCTGCCGCTGGAGAAGGTACTGCTTACACAGAACAGCCTTTCGCTGCTGCCGAACTTACTGGATCCCTTGTCTCTGATGCTGGAACATTCGTTCTTTCTGAGACTGCCCTTGACATGCACTGTTGGGGTGAGAACCCAGTCGTCACTGCTAAGTTACAACTTAACGGTCAAGACAGATTCTCTGAACGCGAAGGTAACTACTTCGATGTTGTCCAACCATTCCAACACCACACCCGCGCACCTGATGCTGGTATCAATGTTTACTCATTCGCCCTGAGACCGGAAGAGCATCAACCAAGCGGGTCGTGCAACTTCTCCCGTATTGATAACGCCGTTCTTCAACTTGTTCTTTCAGCAGGAACTGTTGGTGGAACTGCCACTGCCAAGGTCAGAGTTTACGCTGTCAACTACAACGTTCTTCGTGTCATGAGTGGTATGGCAGGAGTCGCATACAGTAACTAATTTAATTAGAATAAATATAATTAGAATTAAAATAACTAAAAAACAACAAAAATTAATATAAAATAGAGATTTTTATATTAATAAATACGAATTTGCTTATATTTATATAATCAAGAAACAAAATATCAGTTATTTTGCTCAACTTTGAAGTTGAATAAGTTTTTTGTATAAATATAATTCTTGTTTTTGTTTTATAATATATTTTACGAAAAAACCGCATAAACAAAACAAACATACTAGTCTATATCAATCCAAATGTCATTATATTGTGCATCGAATCTCAATACACAAAACGATTTATTAATGAAAAACCTCATGGATTTTTACAACAATCACGCAACCCTCAATAAAATGATGTCTATAATCAATGGCGAAACCAAAATATCATTACGTATCGTCGACTGGTTTGTAACAAATTTCGCAAAAAAATACTATACAGTTTATGATTTACATACCCAACGAGGTACTGTCCAAGACAAGATCAGATTCAAAGTCTATAATGACTATAAACTGAAACTCAAAGCATATAGTAAGCGCAAATTCGATCCATTTTGTCGTTGGGAACGTATTAGTATTCCTTATGATGATGAAAAATATATTGAAACCACCATAGGACAATTGAACTTTTTTAAATGGGCAATTGAGAACAATATCATCAATTATATCGAACAAAACTATGATGATATCGAACGCGACATGAATAGTCGTAATACCACTTCAAAAAGACGTAGTCCAAACAGTAGTAGTTCCGATGGCGACTCAGAAGAATATATCGATACTACCAATAATACAAAAACCCGTAAGAAGCGCGAAGAATTATCAGTGAGTGCGTGTAAATGCATAAAAAAAGAGACAGTTAAAATTATTGTGAAATTTAATTGATGACTATTTCTAATTAATATATTTATTAAATATATATACAATACATATGAATTCAGAATATTTGAATTCAGAATATTTGAATTCAGAATATTTGAATTCAGAATATTTGAATTTAGAAAAACTTGAAAAAATAAATAATACAAGAAAAGAAATTTATGAACAACTAGAACACGGTTTTGACTTTTTAATTAAATTAACAAATTCAGAACACGCATTGGATGAAGAGGAAATAAAAATAATAATAAAAATGTTTAAAAATATTGAAATATTAATTGAAAATTCAAATAAACTTAATGAAGAATCAAATTATATTTATGGTGAAATCATTAAAACAATTGATCAAAAATTTAATAAAAAAATATCTCGTCTTCAAGAAGCTGGCAAACGTAATAACAAAACTATTAAAAAATCAAGAAAATCAAGAAACAAAAGTAAATCTAATAAAAAAATATCAAAATGAGTAAAAATATATTCCAACATAAACTTTTTGTAATAAAGTATATAATTATAAAACTACAACTACATGTTAAGGAACAACAAAGATAATACGATGTTTTTTATCAATAAAATAACACACATTTTTTGTTCCATTTTCATATATGCAGTCTAAACTATTTAAATTATTATTATCAATCGTATCATCATAAAACCTTACTAACCCATCATATAAATTATTTTTTTTATAGCCTTTTATTATAAGATTTTTATTACGTAAAATAACAAATCCATTTTCAACATTATTTTCCCAAAAAGCTTCATAATTAAAAACATCTGAATAATATAAATTCATACACCCATTTTTATATCCATAACCTATATTGTCTTCATTAATCGATACGTTTGTATTTTTACATGTATTTTTATATAAAAATTCATTATAATAATATTCATTCAAAACATTATTATATTTTATTAATTCATCATTGCTTATTGTTACTTTTGGTTGTTTTTTGAAAATAAAATAACTACCTTGATACCAAATGAGACCAAACACTAACCACATTGTTACTTCAGCACAATTATACATTTTGATTATTTTTATATAAAAATTGTATGCAAAAATCATATTCAATTTTTTGCATAACCTATAACTGCACAAGCAATGCGTTTTCCAGCATGTCCAGTTGTCAAACTATCATCATGACCACCCAAACCACAATCATCTTCATCAGCATGAATAATAAGTCCACGACCAATAATATTTGCTTTAGTTCCACGTAATTTAATAATATCATCTACCATTCTATAGTGCGCTATACCGTTACTATTGGTTACTATATTTCCTAAATCACCTACATGGCGTTCTCGTGAACCTGGACTACCATGTTTTTTACCAAATGGATTGAAATGTGCACACATACTTTCACATTGCTCACTCAAATCGCCACATTCATGAACGTGAAATCCGTGTTTTCCATTCTTTTTCAATCCTTCCACATGAATATCAATAATAACAGTATCGTTTTTCAGATCTTCTGTGAAATAAACAAGCCCCTTTATTTTTTTAGCAATAAAACATGCAACTGCTCGAACAGGTGTTTTTATAGACATATATAATTATCGAAATAAAAAAACTACTATAATTATATTTATTATGTATGTTATAAAAGTATATTCTTTAATTGAATATTGTATTTTTCTACATAATATTCAGGAATATAATTATATTGATCATTAAAATAGATGACAAAACAATCTTTTTGTATTCCATCCACAAATATGCAGTCAATTCTTTTTATAAAAATTTTTGAAAATGAATCACTTTGGAATTTTATTAATCCATCGTATTTATTGTTTTTTTTATTACCCGAAATAGTTATATTTTTTTTATATAAAATACCAAATCCATTTTCTGTATTATTTTCCCAAATTCCTTCATATTTTATTTCATTTAAATTTTTATCATAATAAGTTTCAATACCACATCCATGTTTTATCCCATAAAATGCTTGTCCTTTATAAATATTATTGTCATAGTTTATTATACGTCGTGTATAATCATTTTTATTACACTTTTGATAATATAAATGTTCATATTTATTAAATTCATTCAAACTATTATTATAACTATTATTACAAGGTTTTTTATCTATAATATTATATTTTTGTTTTGGATAAAAATTACGATAAAATAATATAGCTAATACGGTGTACAACAAGAATTCAATTAACGATTTCATTATATAAGTTTATGAGATTTACAAATAAAAAATAAATATTCAATTTTTTTATTCATTATTTATTTAT